TGCGGGAGCGAACCATGGATCACTTGAAGCGTCTGTAAACGCGTATACACCTGGGATCATTGTTGAAGCTGGAATCCAAACCGCTTCACCTGTATTAGGATCAATAGTTTGTAACCAAGGATTATCAGGATCTAACTATAATAATGCAATTGCATTACTTTCAAATATAGATGAATACAAATACAATGTAATATCTATTCCTGGTCTATTAGCTTCAACTCATGCTACTCAAACCACAGCTTTAGTAAATAATACAATTGGAAGAGGTGACTCTATTGCAATTATAGATTTAGTAGCATATAACTCACAAGTAAATGCTGTAATAAATCAAGCATCTGGATTTGATTCTAGCTATGCTGCTGCATACTGGCCTTGGTTACAAACTATTGATCCTAACACAGGTGAAGCAGTTTGGATACCCGCTTCAACTATGATCCCGGGTGTATACGCGTTTACAGACGCTTCAAGTGATCCATGGTTCGCTCCCGCAGGTATTACTCGCGGCGCATTAGGTCAAGTAATTAGAGCTGAAAGAAAATTAACAGCTGGAAATAGAGATGATATATATGAGGCAAATGTTAACCCAATTGCAACATTCCCTGGAAGTGGAGTAACAGTATTTGGTCAGAAAACACTTCAGAAACGTGCTTCTGCACTTGATAGAGTAAACGTAAGAAGATTGTTAATTGCTCTTAAAGGCTTTATAGGTCAAGTAGCAGAAGGATTAGTGTTTGAACAAAATACAGCCGCTACTAGAAATAACTTCTTAAGCCAAGTAAATCCATACTTAGAATCTGTACAACAAAGACAAGGTTTGTATGCATTTAAAGTAGTAATGGATGAAACCAATAACACACCGGATGTGGTGGATAGAAACGAGTTAGTAGGTCAAATATTCCTACAACCAACTCGTACAGCTGAATTCATTGTGTTGGATTTCAACGTGTTGCCAACTGGTGCAGTTTTCCCTGCATAAGGAATTAAAATTTAGATATTTATAATAAAATAAAGCATATATAAAATGGCAATATTAGATCCAAACGAAATATTCTTCACAGCTTTTGAACCAAAGCAGGCGAATAGATTTATAATGTATATAGATGGTGTTCCCTCCTATACCGTAAAAGGTATGGGAGCGGTAACATTAACCCAAGGAACAGTAGCTCTTAACCACATTAACGTTGAACGTTATGTTAAAGGTAAATCTACTTGGGGGCAAATTCAATTTACCCTATTTGACCCAATCACTCCTTCCGGTGCACAAGCGGTAATGGAGTGGGTTAGATTACACCACGAATCTGTAACTGGTAGAGATGGATATTCCGATTTTTATAAGAAAGACTTAACATTCAACGTGTTAGGCCCAGTTGGGGATGTAGTATCCGAATGGATTATCAAGGGTGCATTGATTACTGAAGCTAATTTTGGAGATTATGGTTGGGATACAGAAAATACAGCCATTAACATCACAATGACTGTTCAACCAGATTATTGTGTACTTAACTTCTAATTAAATTTTTTACATAAATTTTTTAACCTACCCCACCACTGGGGTAGGTTTTTTTATATATTGAAAAAAATAGTTTGGATTCGTAAAAATTCTTTACTATATTAATATTTATTATTGAACAAAAGTTATTAACTAAATAAAGATTATGGCCGAATTAAAATTCCCTACCGAAACAATCGAACTGCCTTCAAAAGGATTAATCTATCCTTTAACACTTCCTTTATCAAGCGGTAAAGTAGAAATGAAATACATGACTGCTAAAGAAGAAGATATTTTAACTAATCAATCCTATATTCAAAAAGGTATTGTATTAGATAAATTGCTTCAATCTCTGATAGTTGATAAAAGTATTGACATTGATGACTTGATTATTGGTGATAAAAATGCTCTTCTCATCGCCTCCCGTGTATTAGGATACGGCTCGAAATATCCCGTGAAAATCAAGGGAAAAGATGTATCAATTGATTTATCTACTTTAGAAAATAAAGAAATTGATTTTAGTTCTTTTGAACAAGGTAAAAACGAATTTTCATATACTTTAGAATCTACTGGAAATGTAATTACTTACAAATTACTTACAGGAAAAGATGAAAAATTAATTGAAAAAGAAATTGCGGGACTTAAAAAAATAAACTCAGATGCATCTCCAGAGTTGACTACTCGTTTAAAACAAATGATTTTATCTGTAAATGGTGATACTGAGAAAAAAACTATTAGAGATTTTGTAGACAATTATTTTTTAGCTCGTGATTCAAGAGCATTTAGAGAACACATCAAAAATACCCAACCTGATGTTAATTTAAATGTTACACTTGATAGTGGGGAGGAGGTGGCCATTCCAATTGGTCTTAGCTTTTTTTGGCCTGACTACAATTAATGAGGAAATCCAACAAGCAAGGATAAATTTATTTTCATTAATACATCAAATTGTATTTCACGGAAAAGGTGGATATGATTATGATACCATATACCATATGCCTATATGGTTAAGGAAATTTACATACAATGAACTTAAAAAGTTCTATGATGCTGAAGCTGAAGCTTCTAAAAGTACTTCTAAAAAAACAAATCAATCCAATTTAGTAAATCCTGATGGAACGGTTAATACACCTGCTTTTAAAGAAGCTAGTAAACCATATAAAGGACAAAGTAGTTATAAATAATAATATTTATAATAAATAAGTATGTGAATGGGTATAACTGAACAAGAACTTAATAGAGAAAGAGAACTTTTAGCTCTTGAAGCGCAAAGATTAAGAAATAGAGAAAGACTTAATGCCCTAGAGTCTGATGCTATTGGTCTTTCTTCATCTTTAGTTGATTCTATTAAAGAAATACAAGGTGTTTCTACAAGAAGAACTACATTTGATCAAAATTTACTTAAGATTAATAAACAGATTGGAAATGAAATTATAGGACAAAAAAGTGGTTTAACTGATATTTCATCAATCCAAAAACAAATTAATAAAAATCAAAATTTAATTGAAAAATCCCAAAAAACTGCTAATTCGCTTACTAATAGTTTATCTGTAGCAGAAAAAAGAAGAGTTGGTTTTGCTAATAACTATGCAAAAGAAATTAATGAACAAAAGAAGATCCAAAATAAATTACTAGAAGATTCAGAAAAAGGATTAGGGTTTGATAAAGAAGCATATGATTTATCAGTAGAAAAACAAGATCAACAAGAACGAAATTTAGAAAATGTTACTAAAAATTTAAGTAATACTGCCAAACAAGCTGTTTTTTCCAAACAAAATCTTGATATATTAAAAGAACAAAATGAAGAACGTAAAAAGGAACTAGAATTTGAAGAAAAAGTAAATAAAAATTTAGGTATAACTGGTAATTTATTAAAAGGTGCAGAAGGATTTTTAAATAAAATAGGGCTGGGTGCATTATCAAATGCTATAGGATTTGATGAAATAAATAAAGAAGTAGAAAAATTTGCTCGAGAACTAGAGGATACAGAACCTAATTTATCTGAAGCTGAAAAGAAACAAAGGGTTATGAATAAAAGCTTTGAGCTTATGGGTAAAAGCTTAACAGAAGCTTTAAATGATCCTCTAGTATCAGCAAGTATATTATTAAAGGTTGTATCATCCCTTGCTGGAAAAATAGCTGAAGGATTCCAAAGAAGTCAAGTAAATACCGGGATTTTAGCTAAAAATTTAAATATTACTAATGGCGAGGCTATGGAATTAAGCAAAAGTTTCTCCCAAGCTTCTTTTGGTTCCGACAGATTATTTGTTTCTAGCAAAGGTTTAACAGAAACTTTAGTAGCTATAAATTCTGAACTTGGAACATCTGTCCAACTTTCAGCAGAAGAATTACTTACCTTTACTAAATTGAGAGAAACTGCAGGATTAACTAATGAAGAGTTAATGGGTATCCAATCACTATCATTAGCTAATGGGGAAAGTTTTGATGCTAATGCTGATAGTATACTCAATCAGGTTTCTGCTTTAAATAGAGCAAGTGGAATTTACCTTAATGAAAAAGAAGTACTAAAAGATATTGGTAAACTTTCGGCAGCTACAACTTTATCTTTAGGAAAAAATCCAAAAGCATTAGCTGAAGCTGTTTCTACAGCTAAATCTTTAGGAATAGAAATGTCTAAACTTGATAATATAGCTGGCAGTTTACTACAGTTTGAAGATTCTATTTCTTCTGAACTAGAAGCAGAACTATTATTAGGTAGAGATATAAATCTTGAAAAAGCAAGACAAGCAGCTTTAAATAATGATTTAGCTACATTAGCTAAAGAAATAGCAGATCAAGCCGGTTCTGCTGCTGAATTTGGAGAAATGAATAGAATCCAACAAGAAGCAATAGCCAAAGCTGTTGGTATGAATAGAGAAGATTTGGCTCAAACTTTATTTGTTCAAGAACAATTAGCAGGAGTTAGTGGTGAAGAAGCAGAAAGAAGACAAAAATTATTAGATACTAGAATAGAAGAAGTTGGTTTAGCTCAAGCCCAAAGAGAATTAGAAGAAAATGGTTTAGAAAATATGCTAAATCAAGCTACTGCCTCCGAAAAAATGCAAGCATCACAAGAAAAAATTAACGAATTATTTACGGCTTTTGGAGCTATGTTTGCTCCTATAGTAGATATGTTTGCTAATGTTGCAGGTTTTATAATGGAATCTAAATTAGCTATGGTAGTTCTTGCAGCAATAGCTGGGGGATTAGTAGGTGTTTTATCTGCAATGGCTGCGAAATCTATTGTAAGTGCAATAAGTGCTATTTTTACGGGTGCGGCTTCATTAGGTCCTTTTGGTATACCTTTAGCTATGGGGGGAGTTGCTGCCCTAATAGGTGCTATAGCAGCTGGGGCATCCGCCGCAACCGCCGTAGGAGATGTTATGTCCCCAGCAGATGGTAAAACTCAAATATCTACTAAAGAAGGTGGATTATTTGAATTATCAAAAAATGATGATCTAGTTGCAGCCCCAGGTGCAGTCGACAGAATGAAAAATGGAGGGTCAACTACTGTAGTTCAACAAGCTTCTCCACCACCAGATAATACTGAAGCAAAACGTACTAATCAATTATTAGAAAAATTAGCAAACCAACCTTCAGTATTTAAAATAGGAACAGATGAATTCTTTACTTCTACCGCAAAATATAGCTATCAAGTTCAATAATATTTAATATTTATAATAAATTAAACCACATACACAATGGCACTAATAGATAAATTAAAAACAGAAGGTACAGTATTAACTCCTTTAAGAGGTACTAGACCAACAGCTACTTTAGTAAAAGATGTAATTCAACTAAACAACACTTTCTCTAAAGGACAGTATCAAAATTACGTTGTTGAGACTCCAAGAGCACAGGATCTTACAGGTAATAAGTAATATTTAAATGGCCGCATTAATAAGCCAAAATACAGACCTAAAATCTTTACGATACGGACAAGATAGAAAAGGTGGTGGAAATAGTGGCCAACCATATATCCAAACCCCTATTCCGGGTAATACCCCCTTTCTTCCACGTATAGGATTATTTGGGACAGGTACAGGAGGTGAAGATTTTCTTTTACGTGGGGGAACATTAGCCCCTTCTAGAGCAGCTAAAGATGTCTCTAGATTAACTAAAATGTTTTTTGATCTTAGATCACCAAATGGGATTTTATTTGTTGCTAAACAAAATTTATTATCTTTATCTGGTGTACAAACACAAGGTAGTAGAAATGTAAATTTAAATGCAGGTATTTATTTACCTACTTCTACTATAGCACAAGCTGCGGGAAATGCTTTTGGATTCCATTTAAACAAACAAGGAGCAAATCCATTTAGAAATACTTCCCCCAATAGTGGGGGAATATTTCCCGTTATATCCTCTCCATTATTAGATATTTTTGGTATACCAGCATACGCTCAAAGAGTTAAATCGGATCAAGACCAGGCTGAAAACCGTTTGGTTCAATTAAAAAATGCTAAAATTATTACTAATCTCTCTTCTTTCCCAACAGATGAAGAATTAAGAGAAGAAAGACAACGTCAAAAAATAATTGATAGAGGGGTTAGGCAAAATCAAAGAGGAGAAAGAAGAGCTGAAACACAACGTGCTCAAAATGCAGGAACACTAGATCAACTTAAAGCTCAAAGGAAAGATGAGAAAAAACAAGCTCGACAAGCTGCTCGTGCCGTTAGAAAAACTAATAGAGCAAATGCCCAAAATCAAGTTCGACTTAACATACCCCAAAATCCAAGACAAATTTTACAATATACTGGGGGACCGGGTTCTATATTAGGGATTGGTCAAACAACTATAAGAAGATATGGTAATACAAATGAGGGTGTAGAAAGAGCTAATGAAGCTTTAATTAACGTTAAAAGTCCTTTTGGTAAAACCCCCCTTTCGAATGCTCTTATTAATTTTATAGGAGGAGGTGCTAATACGGGTATTATCCCATCCTTTTTCTCATTCCCTTCTCTTACTTCTCAATTTGGTTTACCTTTTTTAAAAAGTGATCAAAGTTTAGCTCCTTATTTAGTAACTAACACTAATGAGGGGTTAGATTTTAATAAAGTTGGAAATAATTATACTTCATTTAATTTAAGGGGTACTTTTGCAGGTAAATATTATGTTTTAGATTCTACAGATGTACGTAATAAACCTTCTTCTAAAGACAATACTTTACCCTTACAAGATTTTAGAATATCTCTTCTTTCTCAACAAGCTACAGGACTTAAAAAGAACATATTATCTAAAGCCCCAGATTACAATACCAAAAACATTGAACAGAGAGTTAATCTAGGAGATCCAGGAAAACGAAACAAAAACACTACTAGCTATAACAGGGGTTTAGTTGTTAATGGTACAGCATATGGTGCTTTAGATAAAATTACAGCTATGCCCTTATATCAATCTAGTGGGGTAGCGGATCATGGGGGTGATAGAAACGATTTAGTTAAATTTAGTATAGGGATAATAAGCAATGATGGAGAATCTGAATCTCCTCTTAAAAGAACATTTATTCACTTCCGTGCATTTTTAGATTTAATGGAAGATAGTTATAATGCTGAATGGAATGATTTTAGATATATGGGTAGAGGGGAAAAATTCTATAGATACAATGGATTTACCCGTACTATAAGTTTAGGTTGGACTGTAGCCGCCCAATCTAAAGAAGAATTGATACCAATGTATCAAAAACTAAACTTTTTAGCTTCATCATTAGCACCTGACTACTCAGATAGTGGCTATATGAGAGGTAATTTAGCCGTGCTTACGGTTGGTGGGTATTTATATGATCAACCTGGTATTATAACTAGCATAAATTATTCGGTTCCCCAAGAATCACCCTGGGAAATTGGAATAAACGATGTAAGTGGATCGCTGTACGGGTATGATAAAACTGTTAAAGAAGTACCACATATGATTAAAGTAACAGGATTTAATTTTACACCTATACATAAATTTGTACCTGGATTACAAAAGAATAAATATACTGGTACTTATACGGATGTGGATAAAGGAAACGTACCTAATGTTATTAGTGAATGGGAAGCAGAAAAAGGAAGATTTATACCATTAACTACTTCAACAGGAAAGGATAATAATTATGACGATAACGAAAATTATACTTGGTCAATCGAGGCTATAAAAAGAAGAAAAGATCAAGATGCAATATTAGCCGCTCAGACTCCATAATATAATACTCTATCATTAAATGAATCGCTACGGAAATATACCAATTTTAATAAACTCAACAGGAAAACAATCTGGAAAACGATATTATGGTACAACCAAATATCCTGATCTTCCTTTGGATTTTAACGATACCTATGTATATTCAACAGTAGGTGATAGATTTGATATATTAGCACTACAATATTATAGCGATTCTACTTTATGGTGGGTAATTTCAATAGCAAATACTAACTTAACACAAGGTTCATATTATATACCTGAAGGATCTCAAATCAGAATACCTGCTAATATAAGCAGAATTATGGCTCAATACAATGCGTTAAATCAAATTTAAAGTTATGGAAGGTAATATAGTAGGGGAACCATTTGAGGATTTTGTAGCTAAACAAATTGATGTTAGGCAAAAAGCTCAATTTAGTGGAAAAAATTCTCTTAGAAATGATAAAAATCTTCAATATCTTACTAACAGAAATGCTTGGGTGAAATTAGCTTCTTCTGTTAGAATAGATCAGGGTCCTACAACTATAGTTCAACAGCAAGTAACAAATACAGGCCAAACTGTCACCTCAGGAACTACTGGAGGACTTACAGGTACTGTAAATGTTTTTGGCTCCTCCACCTCCACTGGCGGTTTAGGAGCTATTACTAACACTTTAAATACTATTACAAATACTGTAACAGTAAATCTAAACTCTAAAAGACTTCAAAAAATATTTGGAAATAGTAGCGTTATAGCACAAAACTTTCCAGGTACTAAACTTCCTGAAGCCGCAGTATTATTCAATACTTTATCTACATATACGAGTCCAACCTCTCCGCTTTTCCAAAGAGCTGGTATTTCTAATACTAATAGTTTATGGAATAATACTTTTGCTTATGGAATAGGTGGAACAGAATTTGGCATCCAACCACCCCCAGGTATAATAAGTGTTCAAGTTGATTCATTAAACCGTGGCTCAATTCGAAAAGCTAATGTAACACTTAAAGCTCATAATAGATTTCAATTTGACCTTATCGAATTACTTTATTTAAGATTAGGTTTTACAATGATGTTAGAATGGGGATGGGATAAATATCTTGATGATAATGGTGTACTTCAACAAGTTGGAAACACAATAATTGAAAGAGAATGGTTTATCTCTAATGGTATCTCTCAGCTTGAAATGTTAAGCAAAATCCAACAAATAAGAGAAGAATATAAAGGAAATGTGGATGGGTTTTTTGGAAAAGTATCTAATTTTACTTGGAGTTTTAACCCCGATGGAACTTATGATATTACAATTGATTTAATTACATTAGGAGATGTTATTGAATCTATAAAAGTAAATACTCCTTCTAAACAAAAATTTTCACTAAGTGGTGCAACCCAATTTGCTACTCCCCAAGAAGCTGAACCTACATATGGTAATATAGCAGAAGCAGCTACTTTAACTGCTTTAGGAGAATATTTATTTGGGAGAGTTATTTATATGAAAGAAAATAATATCGGTGCTCTTACTCAAATTACTAATGGTGATGAAAGCACAAATTTCATAAAAATAGCCCCAAAGATAATTTCAACAGGAGGAACTAATGCTGGAGATCCAGTTACTGCTAATTTTTCAGATCAGCGATATTTTTATTATATAAAATTAGGCCATCTTTTACAAAATTTACAAAATTATATAATCCCTCAAGTTATAAATGGTCAATCTAAAAAACCTCAAATAAATATATCCAGTGATGAATTATTAAATATAATATCTTATTTCCCTAATCAAATTTCATTAGACCCTAAAGTTTGCGTTTTTAATATTGATGGTGCATTAAATAGTTATGGAGATATAATAGGTATTACTCCCCCAGATCAAGATCCTCTAGACCCATATATAGAAACAAATTCTACAACGAGTTTAGTGTATGGGAAATTAATGAATTTATATATGAACATAGAATTTATTTCTAGTTTATTAATATCTAATGGATCTAATCAAGAATTATATTTATTCAAATTCCTACAGGATTTATGTAATGGTATAAATGATGCTTTAGGGGATGTTAATAAATTAGAACCGGTTATAAAAAATGATTTTACTATTGTATTCATAGATCAAACCCTTTCTATACCTGTAAATGATATAGTTGATTTAGAAGTATATGGTTATAACACAAAAAAACAAACTTCAAACTTTGTAAAAGATGTAAAGTTTATATCTAAAATTACCCCACAATTAGCTTCTATGATTAGTATTGGAGCTACAGCCGCTGGTAGTAATACTACTGAAATAGATGGAACAGCATTTGAAAAATGGAACGAAGAATTAACAGATAGATTTGCCCAAAGTATAGAAACACCAACATTTCCTGAAACTGTTAGTTCAACTACAACAAATACTGCTGATAAAGCAACCTATGAAACAAAATTTAATAAATATCTTAGAGCAAATAGATCTCCTTGGGCTGATTTTCTTTTTCTTACTGGAATAACAGATCGAAATGCTGTTCAAAGATACATAAATGATCCTTCTTATCCATTTGATGGAAAACCAATGGATTTTGATACTTTTTATAATCTAGCTTCAGCATTTGATGAAGAACAAAAAAGAAACAATAATTTTAGACCCGAAGATCTTAAGTTTTTACTTGATAAAAATTATGGGTTTTGGTTAATTAATGCTTTTGGAGGAACTTCAGATATTATATCCGTTACTACTTCTAGAACTTCCCAAAATGGAAGAACTTCATCTACTAAAACTGAACAGTTTACGGTTAATTCTTCAGTTGCACGATATTTTGAATTTGATAATAATTTTATTAATCAAGGTAAAGCAGCATATAAAGCTTATTTAACTGAATTAGATAATAATCGTTTTGTAGGAACTAATGTCCCCTCTAGTGAAATAGGATTTATTCCCTTATCTTTTGATTTAGTACTAGATGGAATATCTGGTATAAAAATATACAACAAATTAAGTATAAATGCTGAATTTTTACCTTCTAATTATCCCGATTCCTTAAAGTTTGTGATAACTAAAGTTAACCATCAGATATCAAATAATAGTTGGGATACTTCATTATCCACAGTTTCCATGCCTATTACTAAACCTTATGAATATGGTAAATTCCCTGCTTCACAAGGAGGTTCAGGTGGTGGAGCAAATAGTGGAGCTAGTGGTGGAAATGCAGGTGGTGGAAACAGTGGAGGTGGAAATTCTGCAAATGCACCAAAAGTTACAATAACTTCTGGTATAGATTTGACTTTTGGTAATGGTGTTTTAATGTATTACCCCCAAGAAACTAAAAAACTTCAATTATATCTACACCATACAGCCGGAAATCCTTCAGGAGATAAATCTACTGTAACAAATACAATTAGAAATACTTGGGCTCCGCAAGGTCATGTAGCTACTCATTATATAATTCAAGGAAGTGGATTTACAGAATATGTATTTGATGAAAAATATTGGTCTAACCACTTAGCATCATCTCTCCAAAAGACGAATCTTGATAAAATCAGTCTTTCTGTGGAAATAGGAGCATATGGATTTGTAGAATTAAATGGAAAAGGACAGTATATTAACTGGGCAGGTGGTGTAGTTGCAACAAATGAAGTAACAGCCGCCGTCAATAAATATCTTAAACCCTCACCTTATAGAGGTTACTCTTATTTCCAAAAATACACAGATGCTCAAATTACTGCTTTAGAAAATTTAATAGTTAGATGGAAAAAAGCTCATCCAGGTATAACTTGGGAATTTGATTTTGACGAGATGTTTCCACCATCAAAAGATGAAACTGTAACAGGAGTTGGAAGAACTTTATCCCAAAAAGCTCTAGCTGGAGTATCAGGTGTTTATTCCCACTGTTCTGTTAGAACCGATAAAGTTGATATTTTCCCACAAGCAGGCTTAATATCAATGCTCAAAAGAGTATTAGATGATAAAACTAAATACTAAAACAAAATGTATTACCCAAAATCCCAAATAAAGACTAATTTACATACCCAAGGGGGGGAATTTACAATTGCTTCAACTGGTCAAGATTATAAAGGATATTACTATATGACTTCCAATAGAAAAGCATACAGTGGGAAAACCCCCAGTGATGTCGCTTCCCAACTTTTACAAACAATAACTCAAAATACATCACTTTCTGCTACTGCTAGAGATGCAGAACCGGGTCTTGGAGGAAGTCTAACCTCAGATTCTTCTTATTTTATTCTCCCTCCTAGTTATATTTCTTCAACAAAAATAGATACTTCGAAATCCCCAACACCTCCACAACAGACATATCCTACCCCTACCGAAAATGATTATAAACTAGGAGAATTTCAAAGATATTTTGTTAAAAAAGGCAATGAATCTAAATTTCTGGAAATATCTCTAGAAGATTATAGAAAATTCATAAACCGAGATAGAGATGTAATGTTTGAACTCTATATCCCAATCCAAATAAACTGGGTATTAACAGGGGAAAAAAAACAAGTATATCAAGTAAACCAAAGCATAGTAGCTAGAGCAGAACGTGAACAAAATCTACCAGGATTTACACAATATTTTAGAAATAGATTTACTCAATTTTACAAATATATTGAAGCCTCTAATTTATACACTGCAGGAAATGAATTTAAAACCAAAAAAGGTGTAAATTATATAGGATTTTATCACATACATAATAGTAAAGGACCAATGGTTGGTAAAACTCATATTGAAGATCCCCATGAATATTTATTTCCGATAAATGAAACTATTACTTCTCGAACACAAAACCAAACCCCAAATTTTATCCCTCAAAA